CTCACCCCAACGATAACCTTCATAACGAATGACTATCTTGCCATCTTTATACCAAAACTGTTTTTCAACTGCACTTTTCTTATGTAACGTTTTAATTGTCCATGATGCCATTTTAATATACCTTATCGCCCATTGTTTCATCTTCCATCGGCTCATCCGATACTAAGAGTATATCATTAGGATCTACTTTACGCAATGTTTCTTTGCCCGAAGGTGTCTCAACTGTAATACCCCTTGTCCAACGACCATGACTGATAAGAACATACTTACCAATCTCTAATTGAGGGTCATCTTGTTCCGGGCCTAAACCATAAATCTTTGCCCAACGAGGACGAATGCCCGAACTTTTCTTATCGTCATCGGGTAGAATGATACCACCTTTACTGATACGTTCATCAAAATGCATTTCAGATACAATGATATGATCCTTTAAGAACCTCATTGTATCTACTTTAGTTGGGCTAAATGCCGGTTTACTGTATTGGTTCATTTGTTTTTAAGTTCCTGTAATTTAATTTTTTCAATTTCAAGTTCATCTCCTAAATTTTCTTCTATTTCACGTTCAATTTCATTCAATTCACTCAAGTCAATTGTTGGCTTAGGAGGTGCGGAAATATTTGGTTTGTTACGTACTGGTTGAGCCGAACGATTTCCTACAGTTCTATTGTAAGAATCATTAACTTTAGTTGTAGCTGTTTTAATAACACGTCCGTGTGCATCAATTGTGTCACCTCGGGCATTAACTTTCATATTGCCCACTGCTCTAGTTTTTTCATTTTTAGCAGTTAATGCTGCCATATCAACAGTTTTTCCCATTGCTGTTCTATAATTAGCCATAGTATTTTCCTTATTTTAAAAATTCACCAATATCTAATTGGTAATATAAACTATTTATACGGTGTATTCCTATCAAAAACAATACAAAACTTGCTACACTACTGCCTCGTCCTACACCCCATACAATGTTATTCCTACGCATTGTATCAACTAAGTATTTTAAATATTGTAATAATACAAACATATTACGTTCTTGAAATTTAATTAGTTCATCGCCGGCACGTTGTAACTCTGCTTCATTTTTGCATTGATCTAATACCCATTTAGCAATATCTAGCTCATAGTATTCTTTGGGCATATGCCATGATGATTGATTTATTCTATCAAATTCTTCTACTAAAATGTTAGGGTCTTGATATTGTGTTAGTTTGGGAGTATTTTCTAATGAGAGAAACCCATTAAATTCAATAGCAGTATCTACTAATGCATTGGATATTGTACGAGTAGGATCTTGTAAAAATAATTCACATAAATCATTCTGATTGAATATTAATTGACCATACAAATCTGTTTTCATTGTTGTATTATAGCAGTTGTCTACTTAAAATACAATAGATTTGGATACTTATTTTTCCTGGTCAGTGGTAAAAACTATTTCACTTTTGGAAATAATGTCTTTATCTTTCCAAATCAAATTATATTCTGCCCAATCTGTAGACTGGGTTTTAAATAATTTAACAATTTTATCTTTTTTAATTGTTGCTTTAATTGGGTCAGATATTGATGTACTAGAATCCATCCACCAGCCCGGCATTTCTAAAGGACCACGAGGGCTTTCAATATCAGATATAAATTTTACCTGATCACTCATACGTGATCCTAATGTAATGTCAGTTATAACCAATCTTCCTTCAGTAATACTATTAAGCTTTGTTAACAATAATAATGTTATTATTTGGTCATAGGGTTCTTCTGGTACAGTGCAAACTTTAAACCCACATGAATTATATTTCTCAATAATTTTATGTTCTGTATTTTGTACAAAAATGCTATTCTCTAAACAATCATTAAGAAAATACTTAATTCTTTCCATTGCTACGTTTTGTTCTCTTATGGATTCTGTTTCAACTTCCATAAACAATGAGATTGTATATACGTTCATTAAAAATTCTTCTTTAAAATAAACGCCTGCTTGAAATGAAAATTCTCGTTCTATACGTGTGGTCAATTTTAACTTTCTTTTTGAATGTTGATTTGAGTTTTGTCACCCTGTTTTTTAAGAATTTCATCCATTTTGCGACCATATTCAGCTTTATAACTAGCCATAACCATATTCAATTGATGAATCATGGCACTGTTTTGCATACGATATGCAAAGTTTAGTTTTTTAGTTAATTCGGAAATAACAGTCTGCAACTCCTCAAGAGTTTTGTCAGATAGTGATGAAATGAATGGGTGTTCCATTCAAATATTTATCAGATATATATCCATCAATATTTTTATGCGTATGATGAATTTAATGTATACCAGCGTCCACCTAAATTACTTATAGCACTAGTTGAGCAAAAATATTCTATTGCCGCTGAAGTAGGTAATGTTACGGCTGTATTATTAGCACCACTATTAATATTAGCATCTGTATTTGGGTAAACTTGAATTGTATTAGCTGAATTATTTCTAATAATTATTCTATATCCTGCTACAGCGATAGGCAATTTAACACCCGAATTAGATGGTGCTGTTTGTACTATGTTAATATTATTTGTTATCAGAGTCGCATCAGATTGTAATGTGCCTGCCGCTGTAATACTATCATTACAACTAACTGCTAGAAAACCACCGATAGTTAAGTTACCATTAATAATTTGATTAGGATTTGCTCCTGTTAGAGCAACACTTTTCCATATAGATGGACCATTATAGCTAGTTGCTACTATTGTGCCGGTACCCGCTGATACACTAAATGTTGGACCTGCTGTACCATCAAATCCAGTTTGAGAAATTGTTATATTAGCAGAGTCCGGTATTGATTTAATATAATAAACAGTATCAGCAACAATATTACCCCAAGTATTTCCTGTAAATACTATTGGTGCATTTGTTACTAAACCTGTATTAGAACCGCAATTTATTAAATTACCAGCATAAGTTGCAGTAATAGATTTAACCACAGCAGTTGAACTAAATGACCCAGTACATACATATACATAATTAGCATCTACTGCTATGTCACCGGCAACATCACCTTGAAAGCCTGTTGGGGCAGGAGTACGTTTTTGAACCTGTGATGTAATTCTATTATTATTGAAGGGCTCTACTGTAATTGTATTTCCGCAATCTAATGTACTGAATCTATAATCTAATTCTGTTACTCCATATGGGATAGAAACTGTATTAGTATTTGCAATATTTGCATAATTTTCTAATGATGTTACACCATTGGTAACTTGACTAGGTAATGAAATTACCGCTTGTTTTCCTGCATTATTATTAGCAACAGCTAATTGTAATTGTACATTACTTTGTGTACCAGTAGGAGCCCAACCAGTAAATTGAATAGTTGTATTACCTGCAATTGTACCATATTGAACGTCACCCAATGATACGTTCACTGATACTACCCCGGACAATGCGTTACCCAAATTGTATGTACTAGCACGGAAACTACGTGTTAATGCATTACTAATAAGAGTATTAGCCATATCATTGTTTACAGTAGAATTTGCCAATGCTGATTTAACAACTACTTTATTTTGTAGGTCTGTAATCTCAGTACTAGCTGTATTCAAGTTAGTTTTAATTGCCGCAAAGTTATCTCTAAAACCTTGACTATTATTATTGACCCCGGGTACAGGATAATTTACGTTAATTCCGTTTGTGTTAATTGTGCTCATATTCTTTCTGTTCCGTTATATATTTAGTATTGTGATTGGTCTGGTAAAATTGTTTCACGAGGGAATAATACATAAAAATCTCTACTATCCAATGGATTTGGTACCGGAGTAGCACTCGGTAATTCTGTCCAAGCAGGTGGGTTTAAGTTATTATCATAATCATAGGTCTCACTCTTATCTACGCTAAATCTATCAATTTTAAAGTTAATCTGATTTAATGTATATGGCCATATAATAGTACTAGCTTCTATATCAGTTTTGATAGCATTTGCAAATCCTGGTTTTGCATAACATATAACCCATGCTTGAGTATAACCTAAGGTTCCACCATTTTCTTGTTGGCTTGTCATCCATAATGGTAGTAATCTACTATCATATTCTTGACCAATAACTTGTGCTACACGATTACGCATATTATATAGACTGTTTGGATACAATGTTCTAGCATAGCCTGGTGTTAAACTTGTATAATATTGTTGATCCAATACTGTTGCATAGCTAGTATATATGTCTGTAATACTTGTATACCATGGACCTAATCCCAAATCAATTGGTCTTGGCCAATATATACTTTGTGGTATACTTATACCTGCTGGATTAACTAAATTATCAATAACCTCACTATATACTACTTCATATATGATTTCACCATCATTATTTTTTGCTACAGCAGTTTTTAATTCACCTAAAGTAATATTTCTCCAATAGTGATTTTGAGTTACTGCGGCTAAATATTCATCTATCCCGCTAGCATATATACCATAAGCATGTTCATATACTACATCAGTTGCTTTACCAAAATAAATGTCATTAGGCCTATATAAACTTGCTTCAGGGATTATTCTTTCATCTGTCAATAAGGCATTAATAATAAGTCTATCTTCAATACTAAGTGCTGCCTTAATGTAAAGAATATCAGTAGGTTGGTCAAATTCTTGCAATACAGTAACAGTAAATGATTTTGATAATTGTACGACTGGATATAAAGGTGAATATGCTTGTATAGTAAATGTAAATACTGTTTCAGCATTTTGAGGCAATAGTGTAGTAGTTGGTTGGTCTGCTACTCGTCCGGTTATTTCACCATTAGATAATAATAATAAATTAGGAGGTAATGCACCGCTCGTTAATCTATATGATAATTGTGTATCTGCTACTGCTACTACATTTAATGTACTTATAGATCCGTTAAATATAGTGCCCAAATCACTATCACTAATCCAAACTATATTATCGGTTATTTCATTACTT